TAGAGCCGTCGTTGGTTTCGTATGAGCGCGTTTGCAGAGTACCTTTGACCGCGATCGGCTTCCCCTTGTCGAAATACTGGCAAATGAAAGCGGCGGTTCTACGCCATGCAACAACGTCGATGAAGTCCGCCTTTTTCTCGCCGTCCTTGCTGTAAGGGCGGTCGACCGCGACGCGGAACGACGTGACCTCAAGCCCCGTCTGAGTTGTTTTAAGCTCCGGGTCTGCAACCATTCTTCCGACCAAAATCACACTATTCATAATTCAAAACCTCCAAGCTCCTCGGCGCCGAAAGCACCTTTGTCATTTTGCACCAATCGCAGACGCCGCAGCGATCGGGGTCAAAGCCGTATTTTTTAATACCGTCATATCTGATCACATTCTCCTTGAAATGCTCGAGCGATACGTCGAGATACGGCTGAGGTATCTCGATGATGTCAATGTCGGGCTCCTTCTCCTTTGTCGCGGCGGCTATGAAGAACGGCAGCTTTAATCCCGTGTTCTGCCGCACGATCTCCTGATAGACCGCGCCCTGCAAATCATACTCCCACGCTTCGATCCAGCTCATGCGCCCTTTTTCCGGCACATAGATCGGTCGGAAGTCTTTCATGACCTTCAAATCGACGATCATCTTGCCCGGGTGATAGCTGTCGATCTTGATCTTGACGGGCACTCCCTCGATCTCGCCTGTCATGATTACCTGCTTCTCGCCGCTCATGAAGAACACAAAGAGCGGATCGCGCTCTATCCTCGCGATGATCTCCTCAGCCTGTCTGTACTCGGCTTTCAGATTGCCTTTTTTGGTGAAAAGCTCGGGATTCTTGGCTTTGAAAATGTCGAGCGTGCCCTCAAAGTGAGCGTCGACATAGGAGCCGACGAGGAGAGCGGTTGTCCGCTCCCTCTCGTATTCTCCGGTCACTTCGGCAAGAGCCGCTGCCTCGCATTTCTCAAACGCCTTGAACTGCGAAACGCCCATATACATCATCTGGTTTTCAAGGCTGAAATAGTTTTCATTCGTCAACGTTTTCATTAGGTGCCTCCTGCAATTTTGCCGCCGCTCTTGTCGCGCACGCCGCGCAAAGAGCCTGTCCGTATTTCTGCGAGGTGTACGCCGCGATCTGCTGCGCGGTACTTTTACCGCGGGGCTGGATCTCTCCGCCGCAGGATTGACAAAGAATTTTCTGTGTAGGCGGCGCGTAGTTGCGGACGCGGACGCCCCCCGTGATCTCCTTGCCGAATTTTACATTCGGGTCAGCATAAATCTGAATTTTGCGCCCTGCCCATTCTTCTATGTACGGAGTTCCGAGAGCTTTTTGAATTGCTTTCATGTTTGTTTTGTTGAGGATCAGCGGCTTGACATTCTCGGCAAAATGACAGATAGTACATTCTTCCTTCCTTCCGCCGTCGCCTGTTACGAGCTCGTTGCCCACAGATACGACAGTCAAAACCATGTCCTTCCCATCGTCAAAAGCATAAGCGCCGAGATAATTCGGGTTAGTCAGCTTTTTCCAGTGTGTCTTGTTCATAAGCTCCTCCTTAGAACTCGGTAACGATCAGCTCGTTGTCATTGGTCGTGCGCGTGGCGATAAACTGTACGCCCTTTTCGCGGCACTTATTATATAATCTCTCGCGGCTTTCATCGTCGAGCTTCTCCGCGCCGTCAATCAAAATGATTTTTAACCCGGCGGGATTGTGCACGGCTATATCTACGCAGAGTTCCAGTTTTTCACCGTCCGAGCGGTTGGAAACGGGCAAACCGTGAATCAGCGGGATCCCGTTCTCCACGGTCAAGCCCTCGACCGGAAGCGTCGCTGTTTCAAGTATCTGCGCCGGCAGAGTACGCGCAAGCTCGATCTTCTCGGTATACTCCTCGGATTTTGCTTTCAGCCCTTCAAGCTCGGACTGCATGGCAGTCATGCGGTCATACTCGTTGAGGTGCTTTATCATTTCCTCGGCGGTATTGATCTCGTCTTGAAGCTCCTCGGTCGGTTCGGGAGAGAGATTCATATATTGCTCCGCTACTCCCGTATCCTTGTCGAGCTGCGCCTTTGCCTTTTCAAATTGAGCCTGAGCGAGCTTTTTCCTGTCGTCGAGCTTCGAGTCAAGCCCGGCGATCTTGTCGCGTGCAGCGTTGATTTCGGCTTCATAACGCGCTATCATGCTGCTGAGGCTCTCGCGCTCGGCGTTTACGGCTTTTTCGGCGGCGCTTTCGGCGATCTCCCGTTCAGCCTGCAAGCCTCTGAGCTTGTTGTCGTAGCTCTCGCGGAACGCTTTGGCACGTTCGATCTTGCCGTTACGGTCACGCCGCTTCATCAACTCCGAGTATTTCTCCGAGAGATCGTAACCGCGCCAGCGTTCTGCGTTGTAGCCATCGGGGATATCCTTGGCGATATCTGAAATGAACGCGCGTTTGTTGCGAATCTCGCGGTTTATATCCTGACGGCTCAGGAAATACGCGCCCTTGTCGGACTGGATATCGTTGAGTATCTGCAAGATATTCCGGCTGTAATCAACTCCCGCCGGTATTTCACCGAACTGATCGCGGATCCAATTCATATCCCAGTCGAACTCTATCAGATCGAGGATAGCGCGGTTTTGGTCGGCTTTCGACATCTGCGTGAATTCCACGGGATTGAGCTGCAACGGCGTGATGATGGTTCTGAGAAAGCTCTCGGGCTTGGTGACGGTGGTCCCGTTGTCCTTGACCGAGATAAAATCAGCCTTGCCGCTCCGCGCCTTGCGGTCGATCGTCAAGCCGGAATCGGTCTCGACGATGATCTCGCCCTCTTTCGCACCGTTCTTAATGATCCAGTCGCGTTCGGAGCTGTGAGTTAGTGCATAGCGGATCGCGTCAATAACAGAGGTCTTGCCCGCACCCTTTCGCCCGGTGATCTCAACGCTCTCACCGCCGATGACCTGCTCCGAGATTCCGTATAATGATTTGATTGTGATTTTTGAGGTTTTCATGTTGTTCTCCTTATAATCCGTTGTATTTCATGTTTTCCTCTTGATTATGTAAAATGATATTTCGTAACAGCTATCGGGAATTCCTCAATCTCCGATGCCCACAGGCAGGTGCCTGCACCGTTGAGCGTTTCCCAGATTAAAGGGAAGCCGCCGATTCCGTCAAACAGGCTAGCCATTGTTCGGTCAGCCCCGCAGCAGTATGACAATCGCTCCAATACCCACACCCACGACGGCAGGGCAATGCTGTTGCCGAGAGCCTTATATCGCGCGGTATCTGAGGTTTTGTGCTTCTTGCCGTTTGTGTCGATATAATCGCCTATGTCAGTCCAACCGTCGGGAAATCCTTGCAGGCGTTCGCATTCAAGAGGTGTGAGTCTGCGCACCGTTGAATTGTTTACTATTGCGTTACCACCTTGATTTTTGGAAGGGTCGGGCGTTGTTGTATCAATAGTCTTTGCTACATCCACTTGACGGCATCCACTGTTAGGGTTATTTGATTTCATACTGTTTGATGATAGAGAATCAAAGCTAAATGCCGCAACGTTAAAGCCTGAAATGGACACCGATGTATCAATTATGACTTTATCTTGCGATACATACTGATTGTTTATCCCTTTGTAATCGTCGGCGCATAACGCGCCAATTGTCTTTTGATAGTTAACTCCCAATGCTTCACTGTTTTCGCAGCCGATATCCTGATTGAACGCAGCTCTGTCTATAGCAATCACGCCGTTACAGTGCCCGGCTCTTGTACCACAGCAGATTGTTGCCGCTGTTTCTTCGTATAGGTTTGTGTTCTCCGCTCGAAATCCGAGAGGAAATCCACACACAAGCCTTGTATAATCACTTATATGCCCGTTATGGTCTCCTGTCATGGTCGGAACAGTTTGTCCGTCTCCGTTTCCTCTCGCGTCGTAAACCGCCGGTCGGTCGACTGTGTTCAGCGTGTAGCTGACGTTTTCCGCCCACCCTTTACCGTTACAGCCTGACGTATCGGCACGGTCAATGCAGTTGCCTTGTATGCAGTAGGCTAATTCGCTGTTTTCCCTCGCCTTATCTGCTCCTCCAAAGCGTTTTGCAAGAGCGGCGGCAAAATCTTTCCACGGCGTTCCGCTCGGCGGAGTATACCCTCGCACGCTTTTACGCTCAAAGAGTATTTCGGGTGCGGTGCAGCCTCCAAAATCTGCGACAAGTGCGATTCTGCGGCGACGTTGGGGAACTCCCCAAAACTGTGCGTCGAATACGCGCCAAGCAACGCTGAATCCGTCTCCCATGATAATTCCCGAGTAGTGCCAACCGCCTTTAGGGATAGGAATATCGGGCTTGTTTTTCGCGACAA